AGGCGAACGTGCTGGAGATTCAGGTAGAGGATTCGGCGCGCGCGTGGGCGAACAGCCCTCCGGTCATCGGGACCGCGCTTAGCTTGTCAATCGGTTATCAAGGCCAATCTCTCGTGTCCTGTGGGAACTTCGAAGTGGATGAGTGGGAAGCAGAGGGACCGCCAGACACGTTCCTGATTCGCGCCATCCAGGCCGGGGTTACGCACGCCATCAGGACCTCATATTCGCAGCCTTATGAAGGCCAGACTCTTACATCGATAGCACAAACTATCGCCGCGAAGTATGGGATGAGCGTGTCAATTGACGCGGTGAATCCAGATGTCCCCTATCAGCGCTTGACCCAAAGGCTTGAAAGCGATCTTGGGTTTCTGCATCGGATTGCCAATGCCAACGACTACGAGTTCACTATCCGCGGAAACCAACTTGTCTTCTACAGCCGTCCGAAGCTGGACGCGAAGAAAATCACGGACCTGAAAGACAAGAACGCGCAGTACATCTACAAGACCGATTCCACGCGCTTTCGCATTCACCAGCAGCACCACGGCGATAAGACCTACAAGAAAGCTGTGGTGATGTATTTCGACCCGAACTCGAAGAAACTGCTTCAGGCAACGGCCAACGCCGCAACCACGGCTACCCAAGGCGTCGACTTGGGGATTCAGGACACTCTACTAGTCCGAGAGCGGATAGAGAACGCGCAGCAGGCCACCCTACGCGCGCAAGCCCATCTCCACGCCGCCAATATGCACGTCCTGAAGGCTGAGGTCATCATTCCAGGATCGATGGTCTACCGGGCTGGCAATCCAGTCATGCTCTCAGGGTTTGGCACGGCGCTCGATTCGATAAAATGGATTATCAACGAGGGCAAGCATCGGCTGGACCGGAACGGGTACAAGACTTCATTGGAACTCAGGACCACAATCGCAACAACCGGAACTGGCGCACAGACGGTTTCGGACGACTACGGAGAGTAAATGCCTGACTCAGTACGCGGACCATACACGGAGCAGTTCCACCCGCCTTACAGGACGGGCATCGTTGCGCAGATTGAGTCTGTGCCGCCCTACCGGGTGCGCGTGCAGTTCCCCGACCAGGCTAACGTCCTGTCGTGGTGGTTGCCGGTCCAGGTCATGAAGACGATGAACGACAAAGACTTCTGGCAGCCGGACCTCGGCGAGCAGGTGTCCGTGGTCATGGATGAGTGGGATGAGAATGGCATCGTGACTGGTGGGGTCCCGTCAACGGTGGACTCGGCGCCAGCAGGACTCACACCGGCCGATCGCTACACGCAATTCTCTGACGGGACGATCATCCACTACAACACGAGTACGCACCAGCTCCAGGTGACACTCGGGGCCGGTGGGCAGATGGTTCTGAGCCAACCATCAGGAGGCAGCATTGAACTGGATTCAGCGGGCAATGTGGAAATTCAGGCTGTGGCGAGCATATCGCTTTCAAATGGGGGCGCCGCTGCGGATGCGCTGGCACTAGTGAGCAAACTGGTGACAGCGTTCAATGCACACACGCACGGCGGTGGTCCGGGTCCTGATGTGCCATGGACTGCGAGCACGATTGAGAGCGTCCTGACGAAGGTGTCAAACTAGATGGCAACGACTTTTCCATACGCGACCCTCACAAACATCCAGTCATCAAGCTGGGAGCTGATGCTTGACTCGACGGCAGGCGGCGGACCGGGATCAGGACTCGGAAAAGTCTGTCAAGCCCTCGGCGATGTTCACCAGACCTTGCAAATCATCTTCAGCACCATTCCCGGCGAAGATCCATTCCGCCCCACGTTTGGGTGCGACCTGACGCAGTTCCTTGACCGCCCGCTTACCGCTGCGATTCCGGCCATCGTCGGCGCTATCTCCGCGGCTATTGCCGATTGGGAACCGCGCATCACCCTTGAGAGCGTCGATGTCGTCGCCAGCACAACGAACATCGGGACTCTCGATGTGACGATCAACTGGAAGCCAGACATGGGATCGAGCAGTTCTACCACGACTACGATAGGCACAGAGAGTACGACAATATCTGTGGGAGGATCTTCTTAAATGCCGGTCATAATCCCGAATCAATCGTTCCCATCGGCCACCGGCACACCTCAGACGGTTCCTGTTGACCTGCCTACGCCTTCATTCGTCAACGACTCAGACGGACTCGACGCAACGCTGGTCCTGAACGACATGGTGACGCTTTTTGAGAACTACACCAGCCGGACACTCTACCCGGCCCAGGTCGAGCAGTTGCTTATCAACCTCTACGCCTACCGAGAGATTCTTGTCCGGAACGCGATCCAGTATTGCGGTCTTCAGAACCTGCTCGCGTTCGCCGTCTACCCGATGCTGGACTACCTCGGCGAGTATCTGGACTGCAACCGGCTCCTCGCGCAGTATGCCACCACGACATTGCAGTTCACGCTGGCAGCAGCGCAACTCACTGACACGACCATCGCCTCTGGTACGCAGATCGGGACTCAAGACGGACTCAACATCTTCGCCACCACCTCCGCGCTCACGATTGCCGCCGGGCAGACGGTTGGCACCGTAGCGGCGCAATGCACGATGGCGGGACTCAGCGGCAACGGCTACCTCGCTGGGCAGGTCAGTGTCCTGATGGGCTCGTTTCCGCTCGTCTCCGCGGTCGCCAACACGGATACCACCGCCAACGGAACGGCGGGTGAGGCGGCCGGAACAACTGCGGGAGATAATCATTACCGCACCCGCATCCAGGCTGCCCCAAACAACCTCACAACCGCCGGCCCGTCTGGCCAGTACAGATCTCTTGCGCTCGACGTGAGTTCGACCATCGTCGACGCGCAGGTTCCGACAAATCCGACAACGCCGGGCACGGTGCAGGTCTATGTCCTGACAGGACCCGTAACGCAACCGGCCGCATCGCCAAACAGCAACGGCATCGCATCTGGCACTCTTCTTTCCGCCGTTCAATCAGCTTTGAGTGCGCAGACCGTCCGGCCTCTTTGCGATACCGTTCTAGTCTCGGCTGTGACCGAAGTTGATTACACCGTGACCGGCGCGATCACTCTCTACGCCAACGCTAGCTACTCGACCATCGCTGCGGGAATCACTGCGGCCGCTCAGAATCTTGCGCTTACGCTTGCTGCCAACATCGAGCAGGACATAGTCCTGAGTCAGTGGCAATCAGCTCTCAGCGTGTCGGGAGTCTATGACATGCAACTGACACTTGCTGCGAACATCGGCGGGACACCGCTCACTCCAACTTCTGACGGCAGTTTCTTGCTCACAGCGGGGCAATGGGCAAACTGCACAGGCATTAACTTAACTATTACGATGGGAGTGAAAAATCAGCCAGTCAGCTAGTTTACAAGGAGACTTCAGCATGAAACGAATCGCCGCATTGCTTTTCCTGATCTTGTCAGTTATCACCTGCTTTGCGCAGACGCAGATTGACCCGACTTACCAGATTCAGTGGAATTTGCTTTCCGGTTCTGGTGCGCCTTCGATCACATGCACCCAGAACGGAAACTACGCGATTTATCCTTACGGCGCAGAGTGGGGGCAGTCTTATCAGGACACGACGAATAATGTCGAGTACAAATGCACAACCTCTGGATGGGTGGAGAATCTACCCACGACTGGCGGTACGCTGACCGGGCCAGTGACGGCGACAAAGCTGGGCGCGCTGAATCAGGTGGATCAATTGACGGGGGCGGATTTTGGCGCCAAGTTGAGCGCGTGCCTGAGCGGATTGAGCGCGACGAATGGCGGCATCTGCGATGCACGCAACTTTACGGGCACGCAGGCGATGGGATCGAGTGTGACGATTTCAACGGCGAATGCGACGGTTCTGCTGCCTTGCGCAACGATTGCAACGGCGAACCAGATTATTGTGGCGGCGGGGACAAGGAATGTGTCGCTGCGCGGCTGCTCGCTGCGCGGCGCCAGCACGGCGAGCGGAAGCCAGGGCGGCACGGTCTTTCTGTATTCAGGAAGCGGAGCGATGGTTCAGGTGGGCGATCCGACGTATGCGGTGGATACGCAGGGATTCCACATGGACAACGCGGTGATCAACACAACGGCGTCTTCGAGTGCGACGGCGCAAGGACTGGTGGCCTATCGCACACAGGAGATGGACGTCGAGAGCATGTACTTTCTTGGCAACTCGAACCAGACGGGAATGACTTTGGATGGAACCGTGAACTACACGGGGGGAACCTTCTTCGACAATGCGTTCAACGGGTTCCAGACGGCGGTGAACGCAATCGGTCACCAGATTGCGAATGAGGCGACAACGG